TAGGTTATGATGTTGGTATGGTCTTCATCAATACAAACCTTGACACAGCAATTGAGCGTGCAAAGAAACGAGGTGAGGACATCAATCGCCATGTTGATACTGACTTCATTGAAAAGGTACACGCCTTGTCTGAAAAGAACAAGGAATACTTCAAGAGTGAATTCAACTTCTTTCGTGAAATCTCAAACAATCCTGGCGAGCTTGACGACGCCGCGATCATGAAGATTTTCAAGCAGGTCTCTAATTTTTATGAGGAACCGTTGAGCAACCTTGTCGGTCAACGGACTCTTGAGGAACTTCGTGAAGCCAAGCAGGCGTACCTGGTACCTACGATCATGTCTCGAGAAGATTTGAAAAAGAAGGTCGACGGCTGGTTCCGCGCTTGATAAATAAGACGCTGAGGAAAAACATGAAACTATCTGAGATCACCCAACGACCAACCCTTCTCGAAGGCAAACGGCTTGAAGTTTATGAAGCGCTTCTTCCGCTTCTTCTAATTGAGGAAGATGGAGAAGCAGCAGGAACTACGAATCCAGGAGATGCAAGCGGTGGTGTTGTTGACCCAACCCCTGTTACATCTACAACTGCTGCAGATTCGGCTCCATCTACTCGCTCAGATGGCGGATGGGGTCATGGTCCGTTCAATCCAATGGGTAATGGACCCGGCAGGTGGTTTATAGAACTTTATAACTCAGTGAAACAACTCATCATAGCAAATAATATCGTGAAGAGAATGAAAGAGCTTGGCATCAGCAGTGCTGGAGCAAGCCGTGTGCAGAAGGCAGCAAAGCAGGCTGCCTCAAATGTCAATTACCTTCTAAGCAATCCGATGGCAACTGTCAATCGGATACCTGTTTGGACATTTGATAAGCCAAAAGCGCCAAGGATCAAACGCTGGAATGAGGCGTTTGCCTATGAGTTTAAGGCCGAATTGGCGAAGCTAAATGAGAAACAAATCCTAGACTAGACGCGAAAGCGCAAACTCTAACTTTAAGGAGATTGACACGCATGAATAACCGCCGTAAAACTGACTACGAAACCTACAAGACCGTAGACCCGGAAACAATGAGCATGTTGACCAAGGTCATCCTCAGTGCCGTAACTTCCATCCTTACATGGTATGCATCTAAATGGACCGTTCAGAAACTTCAAGAACGTCCGCTGAAGGCGCGTCTCCAAGATGGAAAAGAGGCAATTGCCGGATTGCGTGAGAGCGCAAAGACAAAGGTCAGCGCCGCTGCTGCAAAGGCAAAGGTTCTAATTGACGATTCTGCTGACAAAACTGTTGAGAAACTTGACGATGCACAAGAGCAAGTTGACATTAGCAAGGCTGAAGCAAAAGACAAACTGAACGGAGTGTAAACCAATGACGATCTTCCAGACATTCAAGGACTTTCTTAAAATTGGATCGAAGGAAGATCTTATAAAGAAGTGCGGTCCCTTCATTGAGGAGTCGAAGGGGCTGCCGCTTTACCGTGGATATGGAATGAAGATGTCAGCAGCACTTCATGGCCAGCGCGAGGTCACCGTTCGTAAGGACCGAAAGCCTCGTGATACGTCCATTGAAATTCATAACATCATGAACGCCTACTTCTTTAAGAAGTTTGGTGTAAACGTTCGTTCTGAAGGTTTGTTCGCGATTGGCGACATTAAGCGAGCCAGCTCGTATGGGCACCCTCATTATGTTCTACCTGTTGGTAAGTTCAAGTATGTGTGGGCTGAATGGAATGGTAAGCCAGTTCATGACACACTCGCTGCAACTTGGGCAATTAAGGACGCAATGTGGCTTAAGCCCGCTGCAGACCAAGAAAGGCTGGCACTAAAAGCGCTAGACGAGTTTACTTGGCACAGCACTGATCTTCCAAGAGCAATCAAGAGTCATGCAGAGATTGCTTTGCTGTGCGATAAAGCAATTATTATTCCTGTTGGTGATATACCTTACTCAGAAATCATTGGTGTTCAGGCCGACGATGCTGGCGGTGCTCAAGATGACGATAGGAGCGATAACACTTCAGTTGGCTCTGGAAGAAAGTCCTTGGTGAAAAAATGACTAAGCTTATTTCAAAGCGTGGACGTGAAAAACTAGGAGCAAATGGAAAGATTAAGTACACTCCATTTGAAGTAGATGAAATACGGTTCTGCACTCGCGATCCGATGTACTTCATCAGTCGTTATATCAAGACACAACATCCAGTTCTTGGTGCAACAATGCTGCCGATTGAAAAACACCAAGTTGATTACATCAACGCAATCAACAACAGCAAAAACCTCATCGCCATGCTTCCTCGACAGACAGGCATGACATCAAAAACAATTGCGTTTCTTTTGTGGGAAGCACTGTTCAGAGTTAATCAACGCATCATTGTACAGGGAGTAAACGTTAACACCACTAAGTACATGTGTGATCTTCTAGGATTTCTCGTCGATCACCTTCCGGCTTTCTTGAAATGTTCAGTTACAACGAAACGCCGAACAACAGTCGAATTTGAAAATGGATCATCTATTGTAATCGGTGTTATCTCAGGAAATGCGCTACGTGGCGCGCACTACACCCGTCTTTACCTCGATTGCTTTGCATTGGCACCAGATCGAGTGCAGCAAGAGGTCTTCATTGCAGCAGCGCCGATGCTCGCAAAGGGCCGAGTCGTTATGTCATCTACGCCGAACGGTCCAACAAACACGTTCGCTCAAATTTGGAGCAACGCCTCAAAACATCTCGGCCATTTTACGCCGTTCAAAAGAACGGTCGATGACCTTCCACATGCGCTGTCTTGGAAAATGGCGCGTAAAGCACAAATGTCTGAACGCGATTGGCAGAGAGAATACATGTGTGAATTCATTCCATGAAAAATCCCCAGCTAAAGAGGGCGTACTCCACTGACGAGTACACCCCAAACATGATACAGGAACTGGCTCGCTGCAAGAAGGATCCAGTTTACTTCATCAGAACTTATATCAAAGTTCAACACCCAACAAAGGGCACGATTCCTTTTGACCTCTTTGAGTATCAAGAACGATTTGTTCGGCACATGCAGGACAACCGCTTCGTGATCACGCTTCAGCCGCGGCAATGCGGTAAGACCCTGACTGTCGCGATGTATCTTTTGTGGTACGCGATGTTCAACAAGGACGTTCTCCTTCTTATCGCCTCCAAGAATCAGGGCCACGCCCTCGAAATTGCGGCCCGTGTGCGCTTCGCCTATGAAGAACTTCCTAACTGGATCAAGTGTGGTTTGAAATACTATAACCGCCACAACATTGAATTTGATAATGGTTCACGCATCATTTCGGAAGCAACCACAGAAAAGACTGGTCGTGGTCTGGCAATCACCAAGATCTACCTCGACGAGTTGGCGTTCATCAATCCACGTATTCAACAAGAGCTTTGGAACTCTCTAACCCCGACCCTTTCTACCGGTGGTTCAGCAATTGTTTCGTCAACTCCTAACGGTGACACTGAGCTGTTCGCCTCTCTATGGCGTGGCGCCTGCACTGAAGGTGATGGAAAACCTGGTGTCAATGGATATGCGCCATTTCGAGTGTACTGGCAGGAGCACCCTGAGCGTGATGAATCCTACTGGGATTCGATGGTCTCGCAGCTTGGTTTGCTTGCAACGCGTCAAGAGGTTGGTTGCGAGTTTCTGTCATCTGATGCGCTGCTGATCAACTCACTTAAACTCATTCAAATCCAAGCAGCTTTACCTCACCATGAGGACATGGGCTTCAAATTTTGGAAAGCGGATGAGCAGATAGGTGGACAAGGAAAGACATATCTAGTTGGTGTTGACCCTGCAACTGGAACTGGTAAGGACTTTTCTGCAATTGAGGTCTTTGAGTTTCCTTCTCTTGAGCAGGTAGCAGAGTGGAGAAGCAATGATATCAACATCCCTCTATTGTATGCAAAAACGAAGTGGGTTCTTGAGAAGCTTTGCGCACCTGTTGGACGTGGGCGTGCAGAGGTCATTTGGACCTTTGAACGAAATGGTATCGGTGAGGCCCTTGCTGCGTTGTACACCAACGATGAAAAGCAGCCTGAACATGCAGAGCTCTTCTGCGATGAACCACAAACTACCAAGCTTGGTGTTTTTACATCTGGCAAGAAAAAAGTGCTTGCGTGCCTGCAGCTTAAGTCACTTATTGAAAAAGTGAATGGCGGGCTGAAAATTAATTCAGCAATTCTTCTTGAGGAACTCAAGAACTTTGTAGCAAAAGGCGGCACATATGAAGCGAAATCAGGAGCAACTGACGATACCGTTATGGCAACAATCATTACGGTGCGTTTGTTGAAGAGACTTGCAGAGTACAATGATCAGGCCTTTAAGCAGATGAACGCGTACGTTCCTCCAGACGAGAATGACCAATTTGGTGACGAACCGGTACCATTTTTAATGTGACATCCATAAATAAGTTCATGAACACCCTCACTTAAGGATTCTATTATGTTAACAGATGGTCTCAAACTTATCGGCACTTCAGCCACCGAGAACCTCATCATCGAGCATGGAAGCGCTCTCCCTACTGCAGGCATGAACTTAGGTGAGCTGTTCTATCAGACTGGTGTTGGTCTCCACATTTATGATGGTAGCGCGTGGTCTCGTGTAACTCCAGATACAGCCGTATCCTCAGGCGCAAATCTACCAGGTAGTGGAACAGCAGGACAGCTGTTCGTAAAAACTGGCGATGGTCTTTACATTTCCAATGGATCAACATGGTCCAAGGTATCTTCGACGTACTCGTCAGGAGCCAACCTTCCAGCATCTGGCTCTACAGGTGATCTGTTCTACCAGACCGGTGTAGGTCTTATGGTCTATAACGGAACTGGTTGGGTACGTACTAGCACCACATCAGGCGCAAATCTTCCATCTTCTGCAAGCACTGGTGATCTGTTCTACAAAACAGGTACAGGCCTTATGGTCTACAATGGAAGCGCATGGGTAAGGTCAAGCACTTCTGCAGGAGCCAATCTTCCAGCGACATCTGGAGCGACTACAGGTGATCTGTTCTACCAGACCGGTGTTGGACTCATGGTCTACAACGGAACTGCATGGGTTGCAGTGGCACCTGCTGCACCAGCCACTCCATATGATATTGCTGGGTCAATCTTTGGTAAGCCATCTGCACCATCGCTTGTTTTCCGCTTTATCTGCCCACGATCATTTTCACTTCCAGCAGGTCTAACAGGTTCGTACGCATCAACTTCTACAGTTGCAACTGGCGCTACGGTTCTTAACATCTACAAAAACGGTTCTGTCATTGGAACGATCAACTTTGCTGCAGGTGCAACCAACGCAACTTTCACGTTCAGTTCTTTGACTTCATTTGCAGCAGGAGACCTGCTCACTGTTGGATATCCAACGGCTGACTCCACTTTCGGCGACGCACAGTTCACTCTCGCAGCAACACTCACCTAATTCTGATTGAGTAACCTTTCGTATAGGTTCCATGTTATAATGGGCCTATACGTAAAGGAACCCAATCATGAGCATAGTAGTTTTCTATCTTTCCGCCGGTTTACCAGGGTGTGTTCAGTTTGCTGATCATCAAATGACCGAAGCTCTGGCGCAATGTCAACTTTTTCGCAACATGGGCCACGATCACGTGGTCATGTCCTCCCAATTAGAAGGAAACGTCGGCAAAATAGGCGTTGACTCCGTCAAGGACGGTAAAACCCCAGATGGCCACGACTATCAATGGTCCAAGGCCCATCGCGCCGGCGCGACCCGTAAATAGTAGTGTACACTTCGACCTGTATTTGATACAATCAACCTATCAATTAAACGGAGTCGAAGATGAAAACCACTTCCACTGATTACGACCTGGCGGATCGATTTCCCGAGAAGCCAACGTCTTCCTACGGTTACGGCATCAGTGCCTCGACCGCCAAAATCTCTCCAGCCCAACTCGAACGTCTTCTGCGCCTCGAGCTGATCAAGCTCGCCCCTGCTCATGGCCAAGGTGTGTATGCAGGTGCTGATTCTCTGAAGAGCCCTGGACGCGGTACCACGGGACGCGAGCACGCTACTTTTGTACGAACCTACAAAACGAGGCCGACAAAATGAGCGATGACAACAAACACGAGTTGAATGACTACGTCATTTGCCCGTACTGCCATGACATGCACGACAGCGCTGCATCGACTGACAACATGGACTCGCTCGAGCAGCCACAACCTGGTTCTCTGAACATCTGCACCAACTGCGGAAACATCTCAGTATACGATGAGATCATGGAGCTTCGCTTGCCGACTCCAGAGGAAGACGCCGAGATGTTGGCTGATGCTGACTTTCAAGCTCAGCTTGTGTTAATGAGAGCCGCAATTGCTATCACACAAGCAGGAAGAAAGGGGAAAAAATGAAGCCAGATATGAAAACTTTGAACTCATTCCGTTCTATCTTTCATGAACGGAACAAGCTGTGGTGCCCTGACGAGAAGTCGAGGTTGAAGATGTTTGTCGAGGAGCACTTCGTCGAGCGGCTCTTCGAGCGCTTTCATAACAACGAAGAAGCAACCCAAGTCGTTAAGGACATCATGAAATGGATACGTGAGAACTATCCAATCCTCCAGTACGAAGACACGTTTGGAACAAAGCGCCAGTACAAGATACCATTGTTGAACAATGCGTTCGGCGTGGTGATTCTCTTTGCTGGAACTTTAAGGATACGAACTTGCTATCAAGCTGCTTAAAGTAGTGTACATCTAACCTGAGTTTGGATATAATAACTACATCAACCAAACAAGGAGATTCAGATGAAAACTCAAGATCAAATCAGGCACATCGCGGACAAGTTCCAGATCGGTGAAGATCAGGCCCAGGAAATCCTGCGGGTCCTGATCGCCGGCACCGCCAACTTCAGCGATGAAGATTACGAGCTGATGTTCTCGTACTACTGCGACAGCGGTGAGATTCCCTACGATATCGCCACCTCGGGCGACCCGTACGTGTGGATCAGCCAACACCTGAAAACCGAACTGGAGATTCTGGTATGATGCGCTACTTCATTCTTGTACATCCAGCCAACGCAAGCCTCAACGAGATCGTTCGCATCGACGAAGAAGGCGTGTCCGTGGGCGGCAGGACCATGGAAGAGCTCGCAATCGAGGAACTCATGCGGCTCTCAAAGTGGGATAAAGGCACCATTGTGATCCGTGAGGCGACCTCTAACGAGGTCAATGATCTCGACGATCTCGAGGCGGAACAGGAAGCTGGAGAACCAGATGTCGGCTTCCATTTTCCTGAAGATCGCAACAAGATCGTCAACCTCCTGCGTGAGTGGACGAACCCGCTCTCGTACGAGGAAGCTCTCGCTGAAATTGTTGAAAACTCCTACTTCGCGTGTTGTGGGCCTGATTTTGCTTTTCGCCATCTCCGAGAAAAGTTCGGTGCTCGAATTCTCTGTGAACGCCAGCTCCGTGCGTTTCTTAAAATACTGAACTTCCCAGCAATCCGCGAGGAGAAAAATAACCTGAAATTTGCCCGCAAATAGTTGTGTACAGGAAATTCAGGTTGATGTATAATGAATCATCAACCAAACAAAAGGAACCTCCAAATGGCAACCTTCATCCTCTTCAACAAAGGTCTTCCGGTTCACGTGACTAACGAATCTCCATGGACCGGTACTCCGAAGCTCAAGGAATTTCCTGGCATCGAGTACGATCAAGTGCGGCAGTCTCGCGATTTTAAAACCTTCGAAGAAGTAGAGGAACTGGCCAAATGGGCCACTGAAAAGACGGGAGCCATCTGGCTGGCCTACGATGACGGTGCAAGCACCTACCCGCGCTTCGGCATCTTCCAACCGCCCAAGGTTGGTGATGAGGTTTCCTACGCCTTCAATGGCGACTACTACCCCTGCGGCAAGATCACGAAGATCACGAAAGGCTGGAGGATCACCACCTCCGAAGGAAAGGTTTTCAACCGCAAGAAGCAACGTCCGCAGTGGTTGATGGTCGGCGGAACCTGGTCCCTGGTTCAGGGCCACATTGAACGTCAAAACCCGGAGCTTTAATGAATAAATTTCTGATCCTGATCCTGATTGTGGTTGCAACCCTCGCGGGTTGCACCAGTTCCAATGACGCCGAGAAGGCACTCAAAGGAGCCGGTTACACTGACATTCAGATCGGTGGCTACGCAGTCTTCGGTTGCAGCGAGGACGATCAGTTCCACACAAAGTTCACTGCGAAGGGACCCAGTGGGGTCCCAGTTGAAGGTGTCGTCTGCAGTGGTTGGTTCAAAGGCGCCACTATCCGTACAAAATAAACAAGGAGAAAGAAATGAAACGCAATGATACCGTGAAAGAAGAAGGCTATGACCCGAATCGGCTGTTCAACCATGTCATCGCATGGCACTCACTGAAAAATGATGCGCACCTGTCGCGCTTCCTTTCGGTTGCACCGCCGCTGATCTGCAAGGTTCGTCACCACCGCCTGCCAATCGGCGCCTCGCTGCTGATCCGTCTCCATGAAGAAACGGGGCTGACCATCCGCGAGATGCGGACGATCATGCAGGACCGTCGCCAGAAACACCGCATCTCCAACGCAGAATGGAAAAGGAAGGCCGAGCAGGCATGATCACACTGGAAGAACGTGTCAAGCTCGAGAGCTTGTTTCGTGCCTGTAGCCTCGCGCAAGACCTGCAAAGCAGGTCTCTGCACGGCTGGACAAACAAGACGCCAGAAGAAGTTACCGCTGACAACGTCAAGGCCATTAACAATCTTAATGAATTCCTTGACAGCATTACGAAAAAACAAAGGGTGAAGAAATGTCCTTCGACAAAGATGACGAGCAACGACGCGGAAGCGGAGCCGGCCGACGCGGCTACCCAGCAGGCGACGGTGAATTCAAATTAAAACCGATCATTCAAACCTACGAGCTGAGTATCCCTGATATTCAGAAGCTGCTCGTGCGTGCTCTCGGTGTTCCGGAAGAGCGCATCACCATCACGCCTCTCGAGAAAGATGGGAAGTTCAATGGCATCACGGTGACGGTGAAAGGCCCGTGATGTCATGATCACTTTCCTGCTGATCGCGCTAGTTCTGTTGTTTATTTTACTAGCGTGTGTTCTCAGGACTTGGATGATTGTTGTCTTGCTGATTATCGGATTTGTGTTCAACATGTGGTACAAAGCCGATGAGAAAGCCCGCTGTGAAGCGGCAGGCGGACGATCAAGCATTCTAGGAGAGTGCTACACCGTTGAGGTGAAACCTCTTCCAGTTCCTGAGAAGAAAAATTGAAACTCCAGTAAAATAGATGTGTACATCTTGGGTGGTTGGTGTATAATAACTACATCAACCAAACAAATAGGAGTTTCAAATGGAAAACCAAGTCAAAACCACCCCGAAATACCTGGCTCAACAAGCTGCTCGTAAATCCTTCACCTTCGGCCCGGTATGGAACGCAGCAGTCCTCGGCGGCAAAGTCAAGGACTTCGACAAACTGGTCGCTCACGCAGCTAAGCTGAAATGCGGCAAGAAGTCGGACCTGAAGCGCACCAAGTTCGCTACCGTCCTGGTCAAAGTTCAGAAAGTCCTGGCACAACAAGCTCTGAGCAACTAAGGACTGCCATGACAAGTGAAGACAAAATCAAAATTCTGACGGAGGCGCTTCTCGCTATTCGCGATGGAACTCCTCTCGATGAATTCAATCGCAACGACGATGGCCTGAATGACTTCATGTTTCGTCATGGAGACGTAACTAAGACCCAGTTCAAACATTGGGTAGCCATCGCCGATAAAGCGCTAAAGGAAACACAATGACGATAAAATTTTTTGAGAAGTTCCTGGAGCGGGTAAAGAAGACACCCAACTGGGCAACCATGGAAAGGACTGTCGAGAACACGACGTGGCACCGCGAAGCAAACGTTGCGGTGCATACCCAGATGACGATCGACGTCTACATGGAAAAGTTCTTCAAGGATCGTACACCGCGTCAGCAGCTGCTGACCCTGATCGGCCTGACTTTCCATGACTTCGGCAAGCCTGAGGCCGAGCAAACCGTCGAAATTGAACCAGGTTTGATTACGCGAAAGTATGGTGGACATGAAGCGATGTCTGCACGAGAATTCAAGTACTTCATTGAAACACATGAAGACATGCGCCAACTGCTGTACGAAGGCGGCATTGACGATGACGACATCGAGGCCATTCGCGTGATGATTCAGCATCACTTGCCGTACAACATCGAAAGCGCGAAGAAGCGCATGAACTTGAAACGCCGGCTGTATGAAGTCCTGGGCGGTGACCTGGTTTGCTTCTACGACATGCTGCGTTCTGACTGTGCTGGTCGCATCTCCGATGACCATGAGACGAAGATCGCCAATGTTGAAAAGTGGATTGCAGAGTTCGACACCATTAAGCTGCCATCAAAGCGCTTCTTTATCTCGTGGAACCCCGTATATAAACATTGGAAGTGCGTTGATCACCAACATCAAGTTGTTGCATACGGGATCGACCCTTCTCACGCGATGCAGATGTCCTTAGAAAAGGTGCGAAGACAAAGTGATGACATGTAAGATCGTCGCCATCGTCGCAGCATACAACGAAAGACCTCGAATCCGAAAGGTGATCGAGGTCCTTTCGTCTTATGAGCGATTTGACGAGATCGTTGTAGTAGATGACGGTTCAACAGATGGCACCTTCCTTGAAGCACTACGCTCAAGGCAGCTTCAACCAAATCCCTCAAAGATCACCATCATTTCGCAGCTCACGAATGAGGGGAAAGGTCAAGCTATGGACCTTGGAGTCCAGGCTTCTAACCCTGATATCATCTTCTTTGCAGATGCAGATATCAGTGGTCTAAGCCATGAAGATATCGATAGAATTTTAGATCCAGTTCTGCAGGAAAAGACCTCGATGTTCATTGCGATGCGCAACAGGTCGATCTACACCTTTCCATTTGTTCTCAAGATTATCGCTCTTTTGGGCGGTGAACGAGCACTGACACGAGAACTGTGGGAATCCATCCCGCACAAGTTCAAGAATGGTTTCATGATAGAAACTGCCCTCAACTACTATGCAGCACGAGACGGCGGTTATCAGTACGGCACGTTCAACATCAAGCAAACCATCAAAGAGCAAAAGCACGGGTTCTACCGTGGGTTCATTGCTCGCCTCAAGATGATCACCTCGATCTTGAGGACTCACGTTCTCCTTCGTACTCAGAAGTAACCTTTACCACTCCTGTTACAACCTTCACGTAGGTTAGTAACAGGACGCTGGGATGTTACAATGATTCTCTCGGTTATGCAAATTGCATAACTGCGGAGGTTGTAAAGCACGGGGTTTCATATAAATACCTGGCAGCCAAAAGAGGCCTGCACTTTACGACACATTTGATAACTTTGAAAGGTTTACCATGGCTAAGAAATCCCTCGCAGATCTGGCATCGGCATTTGCATCCAAAACTTCCGGTGGTGACGGCAACCAAACATGGAAGCTGTTCTTCAACTTCTGGAAGGCACCAGTCGACAGTGTTTCTACTGTTCGCTTTCTCCCTGACGCAGACGAAGAAAACCCAATGGGCTTCCTGGTGGAGAACCTCGCTCACGAGCTGACCATCAATGGAAAGCGTGAGAAGGTGCCTTGCCTCAAGATGTACAACGAGGACTGCCCAATCTGCGCACTGTCGCAAAAGTACTACGACGAGAAATCGCCGGAACACAACGAACAACTGGGCAAGAAGTACTACCGCAAGAAGTCCTACATCGGCCAAGTTCTGGTCGTGGACACCCCGATCGAACACGATCAAGAGCAGCTGGTCAAGCTGATCGAGTTCGGACCGAAGATCTTCAAGCAGATCCAAGCTTCGTTCTCCTCTGGAGACCTGGAAGAAGCGCCATTCGAACTGAAAGGCGGTTACAACTTCCGCATCAAGAAGTCGAAGTCTGGTGAGTACGCTGACTACGGTACTTCGAGCTTCTCGCCGAAGCAGTCGGACGTGGCAGACGACCTCATCGAGCTGATGCAGCTGTACGACCTGAAAGAGTACCGTACTCCGAAGGTTTCGCGTGATGTCCTGGAAGCCATGCTGCTGGCTGATCAGACTGGTGGTTCGTTCTCTGGTGGCGAGAAAGACGATGACGACGCTCCATCGAAACCTGTCGCGGCAGCGAAACCAGCTGCAAAGCCAGCACCTGCTCCTGCTGAAGACACGCCTCCGCCTGCAACGGGCGAGAAGAAGCTCTCCGTCGTGGAACAGCTCCGTCAACGCGCTGCAGCTCAAAAGGCTGCTGAAGAAGCGGAATAAACCAGAAGGGGCTTCGGCCCCTCTCCTAAGGATCACAAATGGCTTTAAAATTTCTTGAAAAGTTCAAGAAGGAAGTTGCCAAGCTTGATTCGGTTGGTGTTGGTATCCGCACCGTCGAAGAATGGCTAAGCACTGGCAACTACGCCTTGAACCGCGCGTTATCGGGGGATTACCGAAAGGGAGTTCCTCTTGGCCGAATTACCCTGTTTGCTGGACCATCGGGTGCTGGTAAATCCTTCATCGTGTCGAACATTGCTCTTCAAGCACAGAAGCAGGGGTATCACGTCCTGTTCCTGGACTCTGAGCACGCCATCGACGTTGACTACCTTCGTAAGATCGGTGTGGACATCAGCGAGGACAAGCTGACGTACCTCTCTGTCTCAACGATCGAAGACGTCAATGGAATCCTGTCCGAGTACTTCAAGGAGTATGTGAAGGAATTCGGCAAGGACAACATGGAAGCGGATCGCACGCTTATCATCCTTGACTCACTGGCGATGCTCTCGTCTGTAACTGAGATGGAGAACTACGACAAAGGCGTCATCAAAGGTGATCAAGGTCAGCTTGCAAAACGTCGTAAGGCGATGCTGCGTCTAGCTGTGGGCAAACTCGGACGTCTACCGATTAAGCTGTTGATCACCGACCACGTGTATCCGCAAGACATCATGCTGGGCGACGGTGCATGGGCAATCACCAACTCGACCAAGTTCTCTTCTTCCATCATCGGCATCGTCACAAAGCTGAAGTTGAAAGAAGACAGCAAGGTTACGGGTGTTCGCATGCGCTTTGAGACCTACAAGTCTCGCTTCGCACGCCTTGGCACCAAGGTCGAGCTGGAGGTTCCTTACAACAAGGGCATGTCTTCAACTACAGGTCTCCTTGAGATGCTTGAGGAAGATGGCGTCATCGCGAAAGGCACACAACCAGGTGAGAAGCAGAAGTACGTTGCTGACATCAACGGTGAACACATCGCTTTCAAGGAAAGCGAGCTTGACGATGCGATTGCGCAGAAGCTGCTCAATCACCCGAAGTGCGCGCCTATGATTGCCCGCGATGAGCCTGAAATCGACCTCGATGCTCTTGATGCTACAATGGATCAAGATGAGGAACAACCAACAAGCAGAACCATGCAACTCCAGGAGGACTAAATGGAAACAGTAATCTCAATTCAGCTCGTGCACGGCGGATTCATCCTCACGACGCCTGACAGCTCACTTGATAAGTTTGGTCTTGACAACTCGTCAATGACTGGCAACTACAAGACCGAGGTGTTCACCTCACAAGGTAAGCTCATGAAGGCGCTGCGCGCAGTCATTGAAGCGAACTCGCTCATCGAGAAACCAAAGAAGGACGATGACGATCCAAGCATGATGGACAAGGTCAAGCAAGCAGTATCACACGTCACCCTCGGCAGCGAAGCTGACTAACTAGAGGGGCCCGTACGGGCCCCTCTTTTCCTATGTGCCAAGAACTTTTGCGCGGCCATGCGTTGGCGCGCAACTGCGCGTGGACCTGACACTCAGTTCTGACATAGGTGATTTCGATAGTAAAATAACATGTGCGCCGCTCAAGGCGAATTTATTCACTCACATAGGAATTTAAAATGGCAACATTCTCAATCATGGTAGAGTTTGAAGTTAAGGCAGACGACTACGATCACGCTGAGGCCATCGGCAAACAGATCACCGAGGCAGTTCGTCTTGAAAAGTTGAGCACTGATGCCAAGGTACAGGACATTGAGATGCTTGATGACGACGAGCTGCCTGACCTTGACTACAATGAGGATGACGAGTGAGCTTTCTCTTCACGCTCGAAGAAGATAAGCTAGCTGATCAGCTGCCGAAGATATTCGAGAATTACGAGAACCACGTCAAGAATGCCGAACCGCTTTTTGACTTGGATGGCATGAGGCTTGAGCTGATTGCCCGTAACCTCCCTCAGCACCAGGTGTTCTACGCTCACCGTGCAAACGAGATGAAGCAGGTAATCAAGTGGTTGGAAAACTACAAGTCAAAGCTGGAAGCGCGCTTCACCAAGAACTACTCCCAAGGTCAACGCGCGCTAACGGCTCGTGACATTACGACCTTCATCGGCGGTGAGCGAGATATCGTTGAGCTGAATCAGCTAATTATTGAAGCGACCCTCCTCTATTCCCAGCTCGACGAGATCGTCGAGGCCTTTAAGCAGATGGGGTGGATGGTGGGTAATATTACAAAACTCCGCGTAGCGGAACTACACGACGTTGAAATTTAAGGTGCCACATGTCACAATCCATGGGAAACGTAGTACTGACAGACGAAGACATCAAAATTATTACTGGGCAGATTAGCTCAGGAACACTGACCATGAATGGGACACTGGCCGTAAATGGTTCAGCGTCAGCCAACTACGGAAACACCTATACCTACACAGGATACACCACGACAAATAGTCTGGGGATGCCAATGAGCTCTGCAAACACACCTGAACTGCCGGCGATGATCATCGTCACGACAGACGAACAAGAGAACGAAGTTCGAATGACCCTCGCTCCTGAGTCTGATATCACCACAAATGAGTGCGTCAAGCTAATCATGTTGATCACCGCAATGACCGTTGCGCCTGATAAGTTCAATGCGCTGGCACACGTCAAGAAATACAACCTTGAGCGTCACTTCAAATACTCATGAGCTGGGATGCCTGGATCGGTCACAACGAGTGTCATGAAGAACCGTCAATCGAGATAGAGGGAACGTCTACATTAACCGATCCTAATACCTTTGAGTTCTCCGTGATTGTCCGTGTTAAAATAAAGTTTTCACCGGAAATGCAGGCTGAAGGCCCATCGTACTGCCGTAACTATGCGCTACACCTAATCGAAGAGAAGCTTAAATGAAGATCAAGTCGCGGAAAAAAGATAAAGGTACGCTCCCTTCCAGAATTGGAGACATAACCGTTATCATCGATCCACGAACATTTGAATCTCTTGCAATGGTGAAAGTCACGATTCCTTGGACAATCCTTGAGCTGCATATTGGCAATGGAAACAAGATTGATATTTCTATAGTGAAAAGTTTTCTTGAAACTCATTTAAAGATCGAAAAATGAAAAAATGCATCATCACGGTGCGTGACGAAGTTTTTTGTCAACTCACTGGTCTTGAACCACAAGATCACGAGTTTCTTGACAACAAATTCGCCCTCATGGTAGAGGGTGCCTTCTTCATGCCGTTGTACAAGCTTGGTCGTTGGGATGGTAAGGTTCGCTTCCTCGATAAAGCAGGGAAAATTTACACGCGCCTGCTACCAGATGTGCTCCCATATTTGGAGAACTGGGGCTACGAGATCGACCTAAGGGACCTCCGTATTCCAATACAGCTGGTGACACAGCGAATCGATGAGGACTACTTCATCAATCGAACTCCGTTGAAGGTGAAGCTTCGACCCTATCAAGTTGAAGCAGTGAATGCGTGTCTTGACGCCACATCTGGCTTCATCATTGCAGCGACGGGTTCTGGTAAGACCTGGATGGTGGCCGCCCTTGCTGATGTGATGGCAGTTAACGAGATTAGAACCATCGTCATCGTGCCATCAGACGACCTTGTCAAGCAAACTGCGGCTACGTTCAAGCTTGGTGGGCTGGACGTTGGCATCTACTCAGGCTCCACGAAGGACATCTACCACATGGTGGTAGTTGCAACGTGGCAGGCCTTGCAGAACAATCCATCGCTGATGAATGAGTTCAAGTGTCTCGTTGTCGACGAGGCCCATGGAGCGAAGGCTAGAGTTGTTGGTGAGCTGATCAACGCTCATGGAAAGAACATCGGCTACCGCTTCGGTTTTACCGGCACGATGCCAAAACCGGCCATCGATCAGATGACCCTGAAGGGATCGATCGGTGAGGAGTTGTTTTCGATCACCGCTGCCGAGCTCATGAAGATGGGCTACCTAGCTCAGCTTGAGATTGAGCCAGTTGAAATTGAGGACGACGTTGAGGAGGACTTCCCCGACTATCAAAGTGAGAAGACCTTCCTTGCAAAGTCACCAGCGCGCCTTGACTTCTTAGCTGACTTGATCATCGCAAAGGCTGAGAAGTACGGCAACACCCTTGTCCTGGTTAACTCGATCAAGCAAGGACAGCAACTTCAGAAGCTGATCAAGGATTCCGTGTTTCTGTACGGAGCGGATGACACCGATGTAAGGGCTGAATGGTACTCGATGTTCGAGAAGAGGGATGACCTCATCGTGATTGCAACGTTTGGCATCGCTTCCACAGGGATTAGCATAGATAGGATCTTCTGCGAAATTATGATAGATGCCGGCAAGGCGTTCATTCGATGCATCCAGTCTATCGGGCGTGGCCTTAGACTAGGTCATGATAAGGACCGTGTACATCTCGTTGATGTGCACAGCAAGTTGAAGTGGAGCAAGAAGCACTACCGCGAACGTGTGAAATACTACAAATTTGCGGAGTATCCAATCACTAAGTTGGTCAAGTACAAGCTATGAGAGTTTGGCATGTTAAACACTTAGGCAGTGGGATCACTACTACTGTAACAACGTTCAATGAGATGACAATGATCTTTGAGGAGTTCGACATCTTCATTGGCACGCCGCCTTTTCATGCAAAGACCTTAGGTCCGTATAAAATGGAACCGTTGCAGTTGATCATTGCCGATCAAGACAAGATGCGAAAGTTCATGTTGGCGCAGGCATTTTCAGGCACTAACTGCTTTTCGTTAGAATCAC